TGGTCATTGCCATGCATCTTAGCAAGAGTATCAAGGCTGTTTCCACCACAGATTCTTATTGCGCAACGGATAAAGCAACAAAGTGGCAAATAATCAAGAGCGCTTTAGAAAAGACAACTAAGACCAAAAAGAAAGAATGAAATCGTACTCTATGATATTTTATGGAGATGTTTCCCCGCAAGGCTATAAGATATCATATTTACTCATTACCCGTAAGCTTGTTCATGATTTTGTTCTTTCCGATAATGTAGGGCTTTCCATAGAGGCCTTTAGAAAACTGCGGACGCTTGACGGATTTGACATTGTTCATGGTTATTTGGAACGCTTTTTGTATGTTGTTGATTTTCCAGAGGTAACTGAATGGTAGCGATTCATGTTCTTTTATCTGTTCTTTTTGCCTTTTCTTTAGCTGTCGTTATTGTTGAAAAAGGCGAAGATTGGCCTATTAGTTTGTTTGTAAGCCGCTTACGGTGGCTTCTAAGTCTCATAAACACAAAACTTGCAGGAATGTTAGATTGTACTGTTTGTTTTTCGTTTTGGGCTTCTTTAGTTGGCGAAATATTTCTAGTTTTTGTTACAGGTTCTTTCATGTGGCCTTTTACTGGCATTATAGCGGTAGGGTTTACATGGTTTATAATAGAGCTTCTTAACTCCATAGATAAAACCAGAAATAACTCAAATGACCAAACCCATTAGAATAGCTGGAATCAACGCCTCTTGGACCGAAGATTATGCAAAGCTTTATAAGAAAGCGCTTTGCGAAAATGGTTTTGAGGCCCGAATATTGAATACGGATAATGGTTATCTCGTTGCCTACTCATACAGATCAATAACAATTGACGAGGCAAAAGAGGCTTTATTTGATATTTTAGGGGAGTCGAGCCATGCTGAATAAAACATTGATCGTTGGAATTATGTTGCTAGCAATAGTTAGCTGGTGCTTTGTTCTTAGCTCTTGCAATGAGAAAGCGAAGGCTCTTGACCCTAAGCCATTGCCTGAGCTTCCAAATGTTCAACCTCAAGCTCATGACATTGGAGACGCTGCAAAAGGCGTTGGTGATACAGGGGCGGACGTAACGAAACGATCCGACAAAATTGATGATCATGCGGCGGCTATCTCAAACAATACTCCACCTGAAGCAAAGCCAAAGATTGATCCTGACCTTCAGGGTATAAAGAACGAGACAAAGGGACTTAGACAAGATAGCGCGACTCTTGCAGCTATTCAACAAAAGCTTGTTGACGCGCAGGGTCAGTTGACAGAACAACAAAAGAAGATCAACGGTTATACAGAATTCGCAAAAAACTCAGAACTGGAAAGAACGAAGCTTCAATCCAAGATCAAAGAGCTTCAAGAGTCGAACTCTAAGCTACTAAAAACAATGCTTGCATGGATTACCGTTATATGCGTTGTGGGAATAGGAGCAAGTCTTGTTATTGGCTTCTTCTTTAAGACACCTGCTGCATTTATGGTTGCTGCTGGTTGCGTAGCAACGCTTGGAGTTGCGGTTGCTGTAACAATGTACATGCAATACATAGCATGGGCGGCTCTAGCTTTGCTAGGCCTCGTCTTTCTAGGTGCTGTTGGATATGTTGTATGGCAGATTCATAACCGTAATAAAGCTGTTACTGAGCTTGTTAAGACAAATGAAGTTTCTAAGCAGAACATGCCTTTGGCAAATCGTCAGAAGGTTTATGGTAACGGCGCTGAGCCAGGCTTGGTCGAACACTTGCAATCTCCTGCCACAAAGAACTTGGTAGCGACGGTCAGAAGCAAGGCGAAAAGCGGAAAAAGCTTCAATTTGGCCCCAGAAATCCCAAAGTTCTGGCAACCAACAGCAGGTGATATGCCCGCACAAGTTGATCCTTATGTAGTAACTTCAACTCCTATTGTTATATCATCGCCTTCTAAGAATATTTTTGGCTAAACACAATAATAGGTTTAGCAGGTGGTTATCTACCTGCCTATAGTTTTTGCATAACTCACCGACGTAGAAGGAGCGTGGAATGATGACGGCAGAGAAGTTGAAAGAGAAGTGGATAGCTTTTATTGATTTGAAATCCAAAGTAGATAAAGATAGTCCCGAGTATATAAAAGCTCGGAACGATATGCTTGTAATCTACTATCCTCTCGCAACTAAAGTTGCGGAGAGAATGCACAAGAAGATAAAGGAAGTCGAGGTTGACGACCTAGCTTCTTGGGGTATAGACGGTCTTTACGACGCTATAGATCGTTTTGATTTGTCTCTCAACAACAAGTTTGAAACATTTGCAATCCATCGTATACGAGGTGCTATCCTTGATAACATCCGTAAGGTTGACTGGGTACCTCGCCTGGTTCGTCAGCGATATGCAAAGGTTCAAAAGACAAAGCATGAATTAGAATGTAAGCTTGGTCGATGCCCTAATGACGAAGAGATGGCGCAAGCTATTGGTTTGCCATTGAGCGAATATGTTGAGATGGCTTCTAAGGCCAATCCTATCTCTTGTGTTAGCATGTTCTCTAATCCATCTCAAAACTCTCAAGACGATCATGGAGAGCTTCAGATAGAGAGCATAACAACTAATGACAAGCACCCTCTTGGCAAAGTAATCAAGGAAGAGATGTTCCAGAAGCTTTTGGGAAAGAATTTTGTTCCCCTAGAGCGAAAAATTATCTACCTGCATTACTTTGAAGACCTGACGATGAAAGAGATCGCTGCTGAAACGGGTTACAGCGAATCCAGGATCAGTCAGATGCATGCTCGAATTCTTGAGCGCTTGCAGAAGAAAATCCACTTGAATCCCGAATACATGGAAGGCTTAGAGGCTATACTGCAAGCGTAAAGCCCACTTGGAGGGACGAATGAAAGCTTTTGTTGGCGACCTAACCAAAGTCGAAAACGTTGATGCCATTGTCAATGCCGCAAACGGTATTGGCGTAATGGGAGCAGGCGTAGCAGGAGCTATAGCTCGTTCTGGAGGGGATTTACTCAGAGAAGCGGTACAAAAAGTCGTTGACGAAAACGGATCTCCTTTCCAGGTTGGAGAGGTTTACATTTCGGATGCAGGTTTGCTAAAGCGCAGAGGCGTAAAAGAAATTTACCATGCTGTAACGATGCAGTTTCCAGGTGGTAGAACTTCTCTGGATACAGTTCCAAAGCTTCTTCGTACTGTCTTAGAAACCGCCATGAAAAATGGTCTAAAATCCATAGCTTTTGGCGGGTTGGGTTGCGGCATCGGAGGATTGGATAAGTCTCAGGTTGCTATGCGAATGGCAAGTATTGCAGAACAATTCAATGGACAGATTGAAATAACCGTTGTAGATCAAAATCCTGAGTTCATAGAGGCATTCAAAAAATGCGTTAGCGTCCCGATAGAAGAAAGTTTGTCATGAAGCGTCAGTCAATCAATGAACCTGTCCTAGTCTTGAATAAAGGCTGGTCTGCCATTACTATCACTTCTACTAAGAAGGCGATTGCAAAGGTTGGAAACGATCTAGCTCAGATCTTAGATCCTGAGACATATGTTCTTTACAATCTAATGGATTGGGCTGCTCTTCCCGTTTACGAGGGACAGGAGTTCATTCAAACTGCGCATGCAAAGGTTCGTCAACCTGAGATTATCGTGCTTTCTGATTTCGATAAAATGCCTGTTCGAGAAGTAAAGCTAACTCGTCGGAACCTTCTAATCCGAGACAACTACACTTGTCAGTATACGGGACGAAAGATTACCAACGAAACAGGCACGATCGATCACGTAAAGCCGAGAGCGCAAGGCGGAAAATCCACTTGGGATAACCTTGTTATGTGCTGTCTTGAGGTAAACGCTAAGAAGGCAGACCGCACGCCCGAGCAGGCAGGTTTGAAGTTATTGACTGTTCCTATAAAACCGAAATGGACTCCTCTGTATTCTCGTTTTGCTCGCTTGGCTACTGCAAGCAACATTCGTCCGTCCTGGAAGAAGTTTCTAAAATTCGAGAACACAGGAGAGGTTGTTGGAGTAAATAAGTGAGTCTCAGGCGGAATATCCGCTTTGCTCCTATAAAGCAGAGGGGCGATTTCCAGTCATGGAAGGATAAGCTCGTAAATGTTCCTGCATTCGTGCTAGGAAACGGGCCGTCCTTAAATGATGTGGATCTCGCCCCTCTTTCTAATTATTTCTCAATAGGTATTAATCGTTCATTCTATAAACTTGATTCTACTGTACTGTTATGGCAGGATGTTGGTTTATGGTTTACTGAGCGAAAAAACCTATTACCATTACAAGCCATCAAGGTTTGCTCTGATACTTCTGATCCTGAGAATAGATTTTTCCATTTCAGATTAGAAACAGGAAACTTTCAGCTTCCTACCAAACCAGATATTTTGTTTGGTAGAGGGTCCAGCGGCCCTTTGGCTGTGCAGCTTGCTTATATTCTCGGCTGCAACCCGATAATCTTGCTAGGGTGTGATTGTAAATCTAGAGGAACAGATACTGATTTCTATGGAAACAATCGCTTTCATACCCCAACAACAATGCCTCAATGTCTTACAGGTCTGAATTGGATTAAGAACGAAGTCCATGACAAGGGAATACGAAACGTTATTAGTTGTTCAGATAATGATGTATTTGAAAGAAAAAGTATTGAACAAGTAATCGAGCAACTTGATCCGAAGTATAAGCAGGATCGCTCCTATTGGAGAGATATATTGCTATGATCTTTAGAAATCCATCAAAGTTCCCTATAAGCTCTTGGGTTGATATACTCCCCAATGAAACAGCTTTTATCATGGGCAATGGTCCCTCGTTGCTAGAGATAGATCATAAAGATCTGGATGGTCTATTTACAATAGGAATCAACCGTTCTTATAAGCTTGTCATTCCGACCATTCTTTTATGGCAGGACGAATCTTTATATGACGATTGTTTTGACGAAGTTCGATTTGTCGCAAGCGCAAAAGTAACTCGAAAAGAGATAGATCCTGACAATTTGTTTACCCATTTCTCGCTTGAGCCTGGAGCTTTTAGGTTCCATAAAACCCCTCATAAGTTATTTGGAGGAGGCTGTACGGGCGTTCTTGCGGCTCAACTAGCCTATGCTATGGGTTGTACTTCTATTGTTCTTCTTGGGTGTGATTGTAAATATAAAGATGGCAAAACCGATTTCTATGGGGTAAATAAACATCATTCAGATACTACTCTAAACAACTTCTCAGCAGCAATGGAATGGTTGAGTCGGGAATGTCCTGTTCCCATTTACAACTGCGGAGACGCTTCTTTTTGGCCTAAAATTACGCTAGAAGAAGCGATTGAAAAAACAAAACCTACAAAAATGAATCATCTACTACGTTTGAATAGACTAAAAGGAAAAGATAGAAATGACTGAGCAAGCTGAACTAATAACGCTGGATAAGAAGAGCGCGGAAGGTCTTTGCAATCTGTTTAGTAGCAAAGAAAAAACGTCTGTAGCTATTATATGTCACGACCAGCCAGATCCTGACTGTATTGCTTCGGCAATGGCTGTGTCTTTGATTGCTGAAAACTATGGACTATCTTCTACCATATATTATGGAGGAGAGATTCCATACACTCAAAATAGCGTTATGCTTAACGTCCTCAATATATCTGCTGTAAAGCTAGAAACAGATGAAGATAACGAAGAGGAGTCGGCGCAGATAATCAAAACAGCTTTGGAGAAAAGCTATATTGTAGTAGTTGATACAAGCTGCGGTTTTGGTAAAGAGAATAACACAGGAGTTGCTCTTTTTGTTGGCAAAGATAGAAAACCAGACGTAGTTATTGACCATCATACGCCAAATCCATCAATCGACTGCGTTTACATTCATAAGCCTTATGGGTCTTGTTCAACAATTTTCTATGAGATAATGACCGATCTGGGGCTTCTTGAGTCAGGAGGCACAAAGGCTCTTGCGACTGCGCTATATTTAGGTATTGCAACAGATACTGCTGATCTAAAATCTGAAGGTACTACAGAAAATGATCGAGCAGCGCTCAACGCTTTGCGAGAAATGGTTGATGTTGAGCTACTTCGAAAAATCTATGACTACCCTAAACCGCTGGCTTTGCTGGAACTTCGTCGCCGAGCGTACAATAGTTTTACCATTTGTGGTAATAATCTAACGATTGCAAATGTAGGAGTAATCAATCCTCAGCAAAGAGCGTTGTTGGCAAAGCTATGCGAAGAAATGCTAGAGATTGAATCAATAGATAGCGCTCTTGTGATGGGTGTTGTGGATGCTGGATTTGATAGACCAAAGTTTTTGATAGCTTCTTTTAGAACTCAGGTTCTAGCAATAAACGTGTCTCAGTTTTTGAATAGAATCTTTGGAAAGAGAAATAGCGGCGGTCGCAAGGGAGCAGGCGCTGCCAAGGTTCCCTTAGACGAAAGACTCTGCGAAGTTATTGATTATCTAAGAAGACAGGACGACAAAGATTCGGAAGAAGTTAATCGGTTGATTGCTCCTTTCTTTCAGTTGTTTGGCAACAAAACTAAGGAAGAGAAAAACAATATTTGAGCGAGTGTTTTCTATTGGTTTTTGACGCATCCCAATCCGATAAAGGGGTATGCGTAACAAAGACCACAAGACAATCAAGCTCGCTGAATGCAATCTTCAGGAATATACGCTTGCTCTCATGTCTGCTGAAGCAGATACATTGAGAGAAGTTGCTCTCAACGACTTCTTCGCAGAGTCGGAAAGATCAACCAGCGACTCTAATCTTCTTTCAGATTATGAGCATCGTAAAACTCAGTTCATTTGGGTAGACTTCTTCAAGGATAAGAAGTTTATTCTGGTTCGTGAAGTTTCCTTTGGTTATCTCAATCAGCTTCCTCCAACGATGATGGAGATCGAGGTAACAAAAGGCAAGTTCATTAAGGCTTATAAAGAAGCCGTTCTCTTCTATAAGAATGAAGAGACTAATGAAAAACTCGTAGTAGAAGTTACTACGGGTCATAACGGAGGGTACTATTACACCTTCCATTCAACAAACAAAGACTGCAAAATATTCCAAGAGCTAACAAAGCTTGCGGACGAGAAGAATCTGTACCGTGGTCAAAAGATTGATTGCGATTGTCGATTCCTAAGTCTAGACGAGCTATCTTGGAAAGACGTTATTCTCCCTGAGAATACGATTGAAACAATCAAGGCGAACGTTAACGATCTCTTTGCTCTTAGAGAGCAATTCAAGAAGTTTGGACTCTCGGTAAAGAGAGGCGTTATTCTTTATGGCCCTCCAGGAACGGGCAAAACTCAAGTCTGCCGATGTCTTGCAAAAGACGCATCAGGCTTTTCTGTTCTCTATGCTCTTCCAACAGATTTCGCCTCAAACAGAGGCGGAGTACGAAGAGTTTGTAAGATGGCGCAAGACCTAGCTCCATGTCTTCTTATTGTTGAAGACATAGACTGGATTGCTCAAGACCGACACCAAGGTAATGCAGGTTTCGTCATGGAGCTAATGAATCAGCTTGACGGAATTGAAAGCTTTGGAGATATCGTTACTCTCGGCACAACTAACTGTCTTGAAGATCTCGAAGAAGCAGTTAAGAACCGTCCAGGACGATTTGATCGGCTCATCAATATTGATAAGCCCAATCAAGATTGTCGTAAGAGAATGGTCGAAGCTTTCACTCGTCGGTTCTTGGTTGCAACAGATTTCAGCATCGACAAACTTGCAGAGTCTCTTGACAAACTAACTGGCGCTCATATTAAGGATCTTTGCACAACCGCTGCAATGTTCGCTGTTCGAGCTAACTCGATAGAAGGAGATAAACTCCTTCTTAAAAAGGAACATTTTGACGACGCGATTCGCGAAGTCAAAGATAAGGATTATTCTTCTTACATGCAGTTGCAGGGTAAGTCGAAAGCATTCGGTTTCAGCGCCTCTACTCCAACTAGCCTAGAAAGTTTTCTAGGCGATGACGAGTCAGATCCGTTGTGAAAAGTCTCAAAAATTAGGGATATTTGACGAAATTCTTTCCTACGAAGGAAGCCGATGTTATCCATTGGAATAGGTTCGTTACGATTCTACAGAAAATAATAATGAAGTTTGGAGGAAGATAGATGATGACAATGGATAAAGAAATTGTTTCGAAAAAAGTTAGTTTGATGTACACCTACGACGAAGCCTTTTTAGAATCTCAAAAATATTTCAATGGGGACGAGTTGGCAGCTAGCGTGTTCGTAAGTAAGTATGCTTTACGAGATGAAGCTGGTAATATTCTAGAAAACTCTCCAACGCAAATGCATAGACGGCTTGCGAAAGAGTTTGCAAGAATTGAAAAGAAATATCCCAACCCCCTAACCGAAGACGAAATCTTCGCCTACTTTGATAGGTTCAAATGGATTATTCCTCAAGGCTCTCCTATGAGCGCTATTGGAAATCCATATCAAATACAGTCATGTTCTAACTGTTTTGTTATTCCATCTCCTGAAGATAGTTATGGTGGAATTCTAAAAGCAGATCAAGAGCAAGCTCAAATTATGAAGCGTCGTGGCGGAGTTGGAATGGATATTGGAGAGATCCGCCCAAAGGGACTCGAAACAAAGAACGCAGCAAGAACTACCGATGGTATAGGCGTTTTTATGGAGCGATTCTCTAATACGTGCAGAGAAGTAGCCCAAAATGGACGACGAGGAGCTTTGATGCTTACTATCTCGTCTCATTATCCTGAGATTAAAACGTTTATCAATATTAAGCGTGATAGAAAGAAAGTTACAGGCGCAAACATTTCTATTCGTCTTACTGACGAGTTCATGAATGCAGTTAAGAATGAAACTGACGTAGAACTACGTTGGCCTGTTAAGTCGAAGACTCCGAAAATTAGTTCGATGGTTGACGCTCAAAGCATCTGGAAAGATGTTATTGATGCTGCATGGGAAAGCGCAGAGCCTGGTATTTTGTTCTGGGATACAGCGGAAAGATATACTCCGTCTGATATCTACAAAGACTTTGGTTATGCTAGCATTTCAACCAATCCTTGCGGAGAGATTATTCTTAGCGCTTACGATTCTTGTCGTTTGATGTGCGTCAATCTCTTGTCGTTTGTAAGCGATCCATTTACGAGCAAGGCTGATTTCAACTATGATAGCTTTGAAAAAACATGCTTCATTGCTCAACGTCTCATGGACGACATGATTGATATTGAAATCGAGCAAATTGACAAGATTCTTGCTAAGATTGAATCAGATCCAGAAAGCGAAGATTCTAAGTATACAGAGAAAAATCTCTGGAATAAGATTCGAGAGGCTTGCGTTAATGGTCGTCGTACTGGTTTGGGAATAACGGCTCTCGGAGATGCTTTGGCGGCTCTTGGAATTCGTTATGGCACGAAAGAGTCTGTAGTTGTAACTGAAAAAATCTATAAGACTCTTGCGATTGGTTCGTATAGATCTTCTTGCATGATGGCAAAAGAGAGAGGCACTTTCCCTGTTTTCAATGCTAATCTAGAAAAGGGTCATCCTTTTTTGCAAAGAATTTGGGACGCAGCCCCAGATGTATACGAGCTATATCTAAAGTATGGTCGTCGTAACATCGCCAATACTACAACTGCGCCAACAGGATCTGTTTCTACTCTTACGCAAACAACTTCTGGCATTGAGCCAGCGTATATGATCTTTTACAAGAGACGCAAGAAGATCAACCCAGGCGATACAAGCAATCCAAGAGTGGATTATGTTGACGAGCTTGGAGATAAATGGCAAGAGTTCCCAGTATTCCATCATCACTTCAAGACTTGGATGGATACAAACGGCCATGTCTTTGACGAAGGTATGACTAAGGAAATCCAAAAAGCAGAAGATATTAGTTTCTTCAAGCAATCTCCTTATTACAAAGCAACGTCTAACGATGTTGACTGGGTAGTAAGCGTTGATATTCAAGCTGCTGCACAGAAGTGGATTTGCCATGCCATAAGCAAGACATGCAACGTTCCTAACGACTGTCCAAAAGAAGTTGTTGCTCAAGTTTACATGAGAGCATGGGAGCAAGGATGCAAGGGCTTTACTGTGTATCGCGACGGTTGCCGAGAGGGAGTCTTGATTTCCAACGCGGCAAAGAAGAAAGATACTATTCAAAAGACAAATGCTCCTAAGCGTCCTAAAGCTCTTGAATGCGACATTCATCATACCAAGTCTCGCGGCGAAGATTTCTTCGTAATCGTTGGCTTGTATGAGGGTCATCCATATGAAGTCTTTGCAGGAAAGAATGGATGCATTACGCATGCCAAGAAGGGTAAGCTAATTAAGCACAAGAGAGGACATTACGTTCTAGAGGCCGAGGACGGAACGAAGGTTGAGAATCTTTGTGACTTGCTTACTGACGAGCAAGCAGTTATTACTCGTCTTCTAAGTTTGTCAATGCGACATGGCTCAGATATAGCTTACATTGTTGACCAACTTGAAAAGTCTCCAGGCGACATGACAAACTTTGGTAAGGCTATGGCAAGAGTCTTGAAGAAGTATGTTGCAGACGGAACAAAGGTAACAGGTCACGCATGCGAATCCTGCGGTAGCGCCGATATCGTAAGACAAGAAGGTTGTTTGACTTGTAAGAATTGTGGAAATAGCAAATGTTCATAAAGGAGATGAGGATGTCGGACGCAGCAGAAATAGTTAGCCTAAATATCGTTATGATAAAGAAACTATCCCCCGAAGCTACAATGCCAGTAGCGGCTAAAGAGGGAGACGCAGGATACGATCTAGTAGCGATAGACGACGGAACGGTAGACGCAGATGGTTTTCTACAATACAAAACAGGATTAGCTATACAGCCTCCAAAGGGATATCATACAGATATCTTCCCTCGCTCAAGTATTAGCAAGTATGATTTAGTTCTTGCTAACAGTATTGGACTCGTTGATAATGGGTATAGGGGAGAGCTACTTGTTCGTTTCAAGCCTGTATATAGATTTATGAAGAATGAAGACGGAACTCTTTGGCTAGGAGCAAATTCTCCCCTTCGATCATATAAAAAAGGCGATAAGATTGCTCAGCTTGTTTTCCGAAAAACCCATGAAATGCAACTTATTGAAGTTGACGAGCTAGGAACCTCCCAAAGAGGCTCTGGTGGCTTCGGTTCGACAGATAAGCGATAAAGGATAGGCACTCTTTCCGATTGTAACCATAGGCATATGCCTGTGGTTATTTCGTTTAACGAATCGAGGAAGTAGTGTCAGCAACGTTTTCAAAAGACAATCTTCTCTGTATCTATAGAGAAAATGATGCGGATAGCTTAGCGGTTGCAACTCGTTACAAATCAATCTATGATTTGGAAGACGATCAACTTGTCGCTATTCCTTGTTCAAATACTGAGATATTAGCGTCATATAGCGTTTTTGCTACAGAAGTAGAAACTCCTATTGTTGAAGCTATTGCTAGTTCGTCTAGGATTGTTTACGCAATTCTTCTTATGCCATTTGTTCCTGGCGGATTTGTTGATGGATCAGATATAATATCAAGTACATCAAGAATATCTAGAATCAATTTTGCGTATAGTAAAAATACTAGAAACGAATTGTATAATGTACAGATCTTTAAGAGGTTTGATGAATCCTCGCTTGAAAAAGGATTGATTTGTAGCAGAATTGACGGAGTAAATATAGTAACAACTCCGTGGCTTAATAACATAGAAGCTGCAAAGAAAAGAGTAAATGTTAGTGGTACGTTTTTCTTTGATGCTTATTCTGGATATACCTATTCAGGAGCCTCCGACTATACTACAGAGCTTGTTGAGTTTGTAAACGGGTACGCTCCTAGACTTGGATTGACCATTAGCAAGACAGCAGCGCCGCCCGCAGGAAGAGACGTATTCATACCAAAGGTTATAGACGACGCATTCTTTTGGGGATGGGGAGCCAATAGAGGCTCTTTGACTTATTTTAGTTCTACCGCAAGCACTAGAGCTTTCTTCTATAATGCAGACTTTGATGGCGGATATACGATTCGAGATATTGACGCTCGAACATGGCCGATCCTTGCGGTACGCCAAGGTTATATAGCTACGGCTGGCTCAATGTCTGGAACTAATGCGAGCGCCTTCCTTCGACCTTATCCGTTTATGGATACCCTTTTTCGAGGGGCGACTATTGGCGAAGCGTTTTTGTATTCTCAACCGCTTCTTGATTCAAGTATTGTTTGCTTTGGCGATCCTCTTGCTACGTTTACTTTTCCCGTACCGTTTGTTCAAAATGATTTGATTCAAGCAGATAAGGCTTGGCAGCAAATGGAAGAATGTTTGTCTAAATCGGTTGTTTATCTTCAACGAAAAACAAATGTATTATACAAGATACGAAATCACATAATTAGTGGAAATGACGAATCTGTTCAGCTAGATTTAGACTATGCTATAGACGCTCTGTATAAAGAGTTTGATGAAGTATCATGGAAAACCGACTACGTAAATGTAGTCTCTAAACTATTCAACTTTTCAGTAGATAGAAATGCAACTTCGTTGTCTTATTTTTATCCTAATCTGAATCAGTATCTGACTTCAACAGGTAATAAAATAACTAAAATACTTTTGGATACATTACAAAATGATGTACTGTCCAATTCGATTTCTCTTAATAACGTAGAATCAGAAGGCTCTTGGGCTTTTGAAGACACTCTTCAACATAATCCAGGCTCTTTTAGGTTTTATCACATAGAGTTGGAGATAGCTAAAAACTTAGGAGATTTCGAGGAAAATGGTATAATTCTTTCGAAAGATACTTTTAGTAGCATTGAGAATTGGTTTTTTGAAGACTTCAATGGAGATTTTCAACCTTTCAACGCTAATGGGTTGACGAGCAATTTTGAAGGAAGGAAGTTCCGATACGTTAATAAGGATACTGAGCTTTTGGAGAGAGCGGAGTTTTATTGGTTTAGAGTGCGACAGAAAGATGAGCTTCAAACTTTTGATTGGCGTTACTTCAAGCAGATAATCTATAAATGATAGGAACATACGACTATAGAATAACGACTGAGGCAATAGCTGAATCCTATAACTTAGGACAGAAGGCTCTTGGCTCCCTTATCTGCGCATTCAACACTCTTCAACTAACGGACGTAAACGAACAGCAGAGACATCGAAGAGAGTTAGATAGTTATTTGCGGACGACGTATGCTTTTGTCGTTCTGAAGCATTTAGACAATCAACAAACGATGTATGCGGCAATACGGGCGTTGAATAATCACGTTTTGATCCAATATGGATACGATACCATAGACGATTTCTTGTTAGACAACTTTATAGACGCTCCCATAACCTATGCAATACTTTCTGAGCAAACAGGAGAGGTCATTACGGTTATTGGAGATTCAAGAGCGACAATGAAAGATATAAACCGTCTTATGAAAGATATAGATATCAACATGGATAAAATAGGATGGGAAAATGTTTAAGATTGGAAACAAAACTCCTGCACAGCTACATAACGATTTGTTCGCCTTTAATAACAATAACGAAGGCGTTGACGGAGTTCTTCGTCCCGTTTATAGCGGTAACGGAACCCCTCTTCCTATAGAAATATCTATTGATCAAGTAGCCATAGACTTCAATAAAGGCGCGATAACTCGTCCCATTATAGATTCGTCTCATATACGCCTAACGGACATAGGAGACAAAACAGGTGCTTATCAAATAAGCACTACGGGCGGTAATGTTCAAAAGATACGGTTAACAGGTAACGTAACCATGACTGTTTTGAGCGACGTTGACACCGACGCTGCTTTTGAAATAACGCTAATTGTAGAACAATCTTCGGGAGGTAATACAATTACGTTTGGCTCAGGCTTTCTAAAGCCTGGCGGTGCTGCTATTTCTTTTTCAGCAACTGCGGGTGCTATTGATATACTAAAGCTTCTAACTTATAATGGTGGAACTACATGGTTAGTGTATAAGGTAGCCTCCGATGTGAGGTAAAATATGGGATACGAGAAAAACAAGAAACAGAATCAAAACTCTTCTAAGGTAAGTCCAACGGACGCTCTTAAAGAGTTGAGAACGAAGATTCAAAATGATGCAACAAATGTTTCAAAAATTCCAAGTATTATAGAATTTGTCAACGATAAGAAATACCTAGGCCTGCCATTTGGTAGTCCTCCAATTAAATTATTTCCCCTCCAGACTTTAATTTTGAAATGCTTTTATAGGGGAAGTCCTGGTAATGAAGACCTAGAACTAACACCAGAAGATATTGAGCTAATCAATAGAAACAATATGAACTCCGTAGAGAACGGAGCCTTAATAGATAAATGGAACAAGGGCGATCGTTTTAGAGAGCTTGTTCTTGTCTGGGGTCGTCGTTGTTTGTCGGAAAATACCGAGATTGTTGATATCAAAACAGGACGCCTATGGAGTCTTGGAGAGCTTTGGGATTATGGTAAAACTAATCTAGAATCATGGACATACGACGAGCAAACAAAATCCATGACAGTTATGAGAGATTGTCAGATTGTCAATAACGGCAAAAAAGAAGTCTTTCAGATTCAAACAAACTCTGGCCATGAAATAGAAGCCACTAGTAACCATCCAATGCTAACCGAAAAGGGATGGGTTCATGTAAAAGACCTAAAACCTAAAGACAAGATTGCTTTAGCTGCTGTTCAACCGTTCTTTGGTAGTTCTACGGAACTTAGCGAAGACGACGCTTCTGTTCTGGGATATCTAACTAGTTCTTGTTGCGATTCAACGGGAAGCTATATCGCCACTACATTGAAGGACGGAGAGCTTTTAGAAGATTTCAAGGCCCGTCTCAAAGCAACAAATGCTGACCTAAAAATAGAGACAGCAGATAACTACGATATCAAATCTGTAGACGAAAGAAAATACTCATATGTTGCTGCTCAAAAGGCTACGTCTTCAAAGACCGCGGCAAATATAGTAAATCTTTTACAGATCAATGGACTGAAGAACAAGACTGGAATGCAAAAGTTCGTTCCTTCAAGAATCTTTGTTTCCCCAAAATCAATTGTATCTACATATCTAAAAAGCATTTTTAGTTGCGACGGAGAATTGATTTCTACCAAATCTGCAAGATATAACGCCAAAATAGAAGCTTCTTTCAATAGCCTTCATCTAACAAAACAAATACAACATCTTCTATCTAGATTTGGCATATTCTCTGCCTTTCAGTCTAAAATAATCAATGGACGGCCAGAGCATATATTGACCATATCAAAAAACTCGCATGTCAAAAGATTTGTAAAAGAGATTGGATTTATTAGCATGACTTCGCTAATAAATGAGGTTCTTGAAAACGTCGAGGACGAAGGCGACGTTGATAGTCCTATTTTTGCGCCAATAGTTCAAATCAGAAAGACTGGCACGAAAAGAACATTTGACCTTCAAGTTTCAGACAAGCCTCATTTACAAAACTTTGTGGCTAACGGGTTCATTTGTCATAATAGCGGTAAAGACTTCTTGACTTCTATTATTGCTTTGTATGAAACAATGAGATTGCTGGAAACTCCTGGCGGAAACCCCTATGCTTTGTACAACTTGGGTACGGCTGATCCGTTTACTATTTTGACAATTGCTAACTCGTCTCAACAGGCAAAGATTCTGTTTAGACAGATCAAAGAAAAAGTCTATAGCAGCGACTATTTTAAGGACAAGATTTTGCCTGACGGCATATCTTCAGATGCTATTTACTTCCTAACGCCAGAAGATAAGAAACGAAACAAAGAGCTTATAGCTAAAGGCTTTACACCTAATCATGGGTCTATTGTTGTAAAAGCAGGACATAGCAACCCTGACACGCTCGTAGGTATTTCTTGTTTTGTATTGCTACTAGACGAAATCGGCTTGTACAAGAATACAGCAGGATCGTCTTCGGGCGACTCAATCTTTAACTCTCTAGCTCCTACGGTTCAGACGTACATGAGAGAAGTTCCTCTATTAGACGAGAAGGGAAGAATAATCATAAACGAAGATGGTAAGCAGGCCTTTGAAAGAGTTTGCGACGGTAAGATTGTTTGCTTGTCTACTCCTAGAGGTAAGGAAGGTATCTTCTATACTTTGTATGACGGCCATATCAATATCAATCATAGATTAGTTTGTAGAGCAGCGACTTGGCAAGTTAATCCTATGCAGTCCAAGAAAGTCTTGATGGCGGCTTTCCCTTCCATGCCTCAAGAAAAGTTTGATATGGAGTTTGGGGCGGAGTTCTCAGGAACGGCAGGCGAAAGCTTCTTTGCGGAAGAGCTTGTTGAACATTGTTTCTCTGAAAAGGAGCTACAGTTTAGAGATGTAGGAATCCCAGGTTTTGTATATTTTGCTCACTTAGATCCTGCTAGCTCAAGCCACAACTATGCTCTTGTTGTAGCTCATAAAGAAGTTAAGATGAATCCAGAACTTCGAAGACTGGATTGGAGAATTGTTGTTGACCATATTCAGTATTGGTCCCCTACGCCTGGAAAGCCTATTTTGATCGAAGAAGTTGACGAGTATGTTGTAGAGCTAAATAGGCGATTCCATCTTGGACTTGTAACTTATGACCATTTCAATAGTCAGACAAGTATTTCAAAACTTCGCAAAGTTGGTATTCCAACGAAGATGACAGCCTTTACTAAACAATACAAGAATATCATATACGATCATCTTTATCAGTTAGTTATTGAAAAGAAGCTAGCGATACCAAACCATTTGTTACTAAAGAATGAGATGCGAAATCTTCAGAGAAAATGGCTTGATACAGGATTCAAGGTATATCCGAAGAAGGATGGAGACGTTACAACGGATGATATTTGCGATGCATTAGCAGGGGCTTGCTATAACTGCATGGCTAAAGAACAGAACAAACTTCCACAAGGAAAAGTTGTAAATAGTCCAGTATCTAGTGGAGGTACGAACAACATTGTTTGGCGTTCTATGCAGGGCGTTCCATACGGAGTTGGCTCGGGTGGGCAGGTTGCTAGGAAGCTAGAACAAAGAGCTTCTTGGCCGCAGTATAAAATGTGAGGAGAATAGGGATGGCTTTCAATCTAAAGAAACAAGCACAAAAGGCCAAAGACAGCGTATTGCCGCTATCTAAGGGCATAACCGACAACGCAGAGAAGTATAGTTTGACGCAAAATACAGATTTTGTACCAAATTTCAATACAACTCTAGACGCAGATAGACGACCAATCGAGGGCGATCCTCAAGTTCATGAAGGCATGCTTGAAGATAGACGCAAGGAAGCTGCAAAAAGCGAAATGACTATCGAAGGAGAGCTAAATAAGGCAAGCTCCCCTCTCTATCCTCACCGTCAAGTTGACGATCAAGATAGCCATAATGTTGCGCCTATAAACGTACTTTCGGAAGCTTTCGACAGAAAGTATCGTGACGCTTTTGCTAAGGCCAATAATGACGGCAATACAGCTTTTTGGGACAAATATCTTGGCGTTCAGTTGGACGGAGAACGAACCAAGGTTCCAAATAATGTTCCTGAAAGCGGAAGTCAGCTACCAAATCATCCTTCTCGCTTTACTAGTTTCAAAGGTCTTCCAACGGAATCAAGTGCTATTACCAATAGAGAGAACCTAGGAAAAGAAGTTACAGTTAAGCCAATGGAAGGGTATAAGGGAAATGAAAAAGCACAGAAGATGGTCGTTGCTTCTCTAAGAGATGCGGACAGATTGCTATTTCATACCTACCTAACAGCAGCAAAGGCAAATAGAGAACTAAATGCGGAAGAGAAAGAACTTGTTGCAGGAATAAATCGAGACAAGGCCAAGGCTCTTATTGTTATTGCTCAGCAATCGAATGCTCCTCAACCTCCATCTCATGACGTTGGAGATTTTATGGACGGCAATCCTGATCCAACGCAAGGGGACGAGTTGCTTTGGGCTAGAATGTCTGGCCTTGATCCTTCAACGATAGATCAAGAAATGCAACAGCCTGTAACTGGGGCAGACTCACTTCCTGATCTTAGTAGTACCTTGCCAGAGCCTCCTCAAGAAAATGGAGAGCAAGGAGCTTTGGACGGACAGCCGCCAGTAGCTGCTACTTCAGAACCTTATTTTAGTAACACTCCACAGCCTCAGCCTCAACCACCTGAAGCTCGTCAACCTCTAGCAAAACCAGAAGGACAGCAGGGAGCGCCTTCGGTACCTTCTGCTCCTCCGATTGTCTAATGAATATTGATGGAAAGAAAACCCTTCAATCTAAGCAAGCAGGCTCGGCGTGATCCGCCGACTGCTTTTGATTTAACTTCTCCTGATAGATTTGATCCTTATAGAATCAATAAAGGAAAGCCTGGATCGAATGATCCATCTGATAAACTTAGAGAGAACAGCCAGCCTTCTGCTTTTAATCCGACTCCTGGCGGCGGTGCTGCTCAGTTTGATAATAAAGAATGGCCTTCTGATAAATCTATTCTAACAGATAATGAGGGTAGACCTCAACATGATAATGGCCCTGGACTTGTTACCGATCATGGCATAGATATGCATGACGGAGTTGAACCGATGCAGGACGACGCAGTGCTTGGTAAGAATGAAACTGTTACGAGACAGCTAGACGATAATCATAGGGATAGGGTTCCTTACAACGTCAACAGTAATTTGGGCGTTTTGAGGAGTGTAAGAAATCGTTTGCGAAGTTTGTAATAGAAAGGGATGAATAATGGAATTTAGAGTAGCAAGTTCAATGAAGGGCGAACTTATGATAGATCCTCTTGAAAGAGGATACGAGGCAGGCGGAAAGTTTTCTCTTAGCGAAGAACAATTCAAGCATCCTGGCGTTCAGTTTGCTCTGAAGAACAAAATGATAGAATCGCTAGATAACGCCAAACCAATAGGCGTAGACAATATAGAATTTCGAAATCTTACAGCAGGAAGTCTTGTTGTTGGAGGTACGGGAATACGAGCTTCTGCTTATGAAAAGTTTTTCATTCCTGCAAAACTAGCTGACTCGAATGATGTTGTAACAGCCATTAATGATGGCATGATTATTCAAGAAAGTGAATATAAGAAAACGAATAAAGGCAAGAAGGCAGAAAAAGCTGAAAAGAAGGCAAAGAAAGCGAAGAAGCAAAAAGTAATAGAAGACGAAGAAGTTGTACAGAAAGCTCCTCGAAGTTTGAGTGATATGTCTAAGGTTCCAAAGGGAATGTATGTTGCTCGTCCTGATTTGCAGGCAACGGCTGCTGAAAAGATTGATATGATTCTAGATTTTGAAGAGAAGGAACCTCAAACTCCAGGCACGATTGAGTTTGCAGATCAGAAGCAAGAGAAGCAAAGAGTAGAAAGGCTTCAGAAGATTCTTGAAAAACAAAAACTACAAGCGAAGGGATAAATGAAAGAAATCGTATCAAAAAGCGTTTCCCCAGAATGGGTAAAGAACAGAAAAAAGGACAAAGCTAAGATTGTCCAATACTGGTCTTGTTTGCGTCCTAAAGAGTACGCTGTTGATATGGTTCGCGATTACGGTTCTAAGCCTACGCCTAAGTCGAGAGGATCATAAGTGCTTGAACTTCTTGAAAAAGAACTTTCGGTTCATGGAGTCTCTATACACCCTGGTGGTATTATAGAGATTTCTGGCTATGATAGTTTGCCTGTTAGAGAGGCTATATCTGTCTTTAGAGACAAAGCCAAAGGTTCATATGGTATTGTTTCAAAACTATGGACGGATCTAGCTTCTTTGCTTTCTGAAAGCTCTCATATGAATAGTAAGCCGCCCGAAGGTATAGAGAATATCTTTGTCTACGCCCTACAGGGTCTAAAGCGAATGATGTTCTTGTTTCCAGGTTTGAAAGATTTTGATGCGATTGAAAAGGTTCTTAATGAATCTCTAAACAGAGATATCAACCATTTCTCATACAAAACCATGTCAAAAGTTATTGAGTATAAACTAGCAATAGAATGGGTAAGTCATCTTATTTCTAGAAATCTATATATCTCTTATTTGATGCGAGAAGCTCATTTTCAAAGAAGACAAAAACACAAGACTCAAGCGGCGGGCTTTCAAGGGCCAGGTCCGTCTAATCTAGATATGCCCATGAAAGAGAGAGTCTTTGATTGGTCCGAAATAGATGAAGAAGTTAGAGGAAGAGACGCTGATATAAGGAATCAAAGTAGATACAGAATGGGGCTTGAAGGCTATAACGATCCGTATGTAAACGAAGGTTTTGTATGGAGAGAGCTAAAGAATGAACCATTCTTGTGGGGTAAAGAAGGCGAAAATCCATATCCGCATAGGAATGCACTCTGGTCATGAAACAAATACAATCTTCATCTTATGTTCAAGCTCAGCAACAAACTGTAACCTTCGATCCAAAAAGATTGAAGAATCAGCAAGGGCAGCAAAACGATCCTCGAATAAGGACTTTTCAGCAGGCATTCAATACTCTGTCTCTGCAAAGTATAACTAATCTTACCGAAGCCGACGCTATGGCGCTTAATGATATACAAACTAAAATACGACAAAAACTAAGAATGGTTGGATTTACTAGGATGGGTTTCTAATATGAACAAAACTGCTCAACAATCGCTGATTGATATTCTTATTCAGATTATGCCTGCGCTACAAGACGTAAAGGCTAGATTGTTGAACAAGAACGATCCAAACCATGCTACTCTTTTGGCTGCATGGGATGGCGCAGAATCAGCGGACAATAGAAAGTTCATAAAACCATCCAATCTTTCTGCTTCTGAGATTCGAAAGCTTGAGACTGCTGGATTAGTTCAAGATCAAGGCAAGTATATCAAAATCACAGAAAAAGGTGCAGAAGCGATAAAGGTTATGATACTCAACGATAATACTTTTGCCCTGTCCAAGAAAGCCTCTGCTCCCGCTAAAATGGGATGGTATGAAAAGCTAAAGTATGAAGACTATCTATCTTGAAATAGAAAAGAAACAAGTTCGCTCTAGCGAACCAATCATCCGCAATCTGATGTGGTACAATGTAAAAACTGGCGAACTTCAAAAGTTTGTTGGTTCTGAGCTTAAGTTTCGCTATGACATCGAACAAAAGCAAATGGTGCCATACGTTGAATCAGAAGAAAAACTTACTCAGAAAGTTTCTTATAAAACCGAAACAAACGAAAAGAAACTGAATGATTGGTTAAATACAGAAGGCTTCTATTACGAAGCCTCTATAAATCGAGAATCAACATCTTCTTATATCATCGCAATTGATTTTCCAGACGAAAACGAAGACGGTATTATTGCTTCGCTAGATCGAAGAAACTTTCGTTACACTATTGAGAATCAGAAATCTGATCGTAAACAGAAAGATACTTCTCAGCAGCAATATCCCAAGAATTATCAGTGACGAATTTATAACCGTCATTCACGATCTTTTCTCGATATTTCCAATCGCTGAAAACTTTATCTATTTCTTTTGCAAGATCAACATGATTGGACGGTCTTGGCGTAATACCTTCGAGGTCGTCAAATAGATGGCTCTCGCTAGCAATTACAGGCCTCTTATTGGCAAGTGCAATGCGAATAGCCCCACTAGCTCCATAGACTTCATTATTTGGATCTATTACATACGGGAAAATAGCTATCTTTGCAAGACGCAAATATAGATTAATCATTTCATCAGTTTGGTATTTTTGAATGATTACTATATTGTTCGAAATGTTTAATTCTTCTGCAAGCTTCATGAGCGATTTGCAGTATTCGGAATTCGCAGCCAAGTTGTGATTATTAGTGCTACATAGATATGTATACTGGATACTGTCAAACTTTTTGTCGGTATGTTTGAGATGGGCGATAGCTCGGATGGCTCGATCAACTCCCTTGTATGCAAAACCGAATCCAAACTGGATAACAGTATATGGGCTTTGGCAGATATTCCATAGTTCTTGAGTATCTTCAAACTGAACGCAGCCGTGAGGAACAACATAAATATTGTTGGTGTTTCCAACTTGTCGGAGCATAATCTCCCCTTCTATAGAGTGAACGATTATGTTTTTGGCGCATTCGCTGTAAACCGCCTTGTCTAAATGCTTGTATACGCTATGCATGACAACCGCATATGGAATATGGTCAAAAGCTTGCGCAAGTTGCATAAAACGAAAAGCGTTGGGGAATATGCCATATTCGTGTTGAATAAGAATGAAGTCTGGGGACCATTCTTTGACAAGTTGAATCATTCGGTCAAGATTTTCGCCTCTCTTCCAGCATCGAATAACGTTTGGTTCTTCTGGGCTAGAATCCGTTGTTTCGCTGAAGATCATGATTTCTTTGACCTTTGGCGTTATTGCATCAACAAGATATTTTGTATAAGTAGAAATACCGCATTGATCGTTCCAGTTGCAGATGATAGCAACTTTTAGTTGACTATGAGGTTTCTTGGATTTTATTCCAATCTTTTCAAGAATATCTTTAGGAAGTTTTTGATAAATCAAAGAATTCCAGTTTCTATCATTTTTAACTGATACACTAGAGAACTCAGGACTTTCAACTCTTGTTGAAGATATGATTCGGATTACATAGTCTTTATCATAGAGAATATTCATGAGAGTCCCCTTAAGTTAGTCGGATATTAGAGAGTGAGTCTAAGCGATTTTTGTACGAGCAGACCAAGTTTTTAGTTTCATCATCTTTTCTTTCTAAGCAAGTATTTATGGCATTTGTAAGAGAGTTTATAGTTGTTTCAGAATATTCGATAGATTTTTGAGATTGACCTATTGTTTGTAAAAAAGCTTTGTTTTTATGATTATGTGTTATGTCAACAAATGGAACTTCGCAGAGAACGCTAAAAATAGAAGAATGAAGGCGAGTGCTTATAACTCCGTCACAAGCAGATATAATATCAATAGTATCTTGAACTGAATATTCATTGTAAGAAATTAGATTCTTCTTCCAGTATTTACATTTGGACCCAACCATGCTATTGCAAACTCGATCGTCCCAAGGTTCTTTGGTTCCAAAGGGAATGAATAAAAAGCTTGCAGCAACATTATCTAATGCAAGAGCAACTTCATAAAGAAAGTTGTCAAACTTTGTTTTAGTAACTAATGAACACTCTCGCGGCGGCAAGAGATGTCCGTTTATGATTATTGCTACAATTTTTTCATAACAGTCTCTGTTTTCTTTTTGGAAAAGATCTTGGATAAGTCTTTTTCCATTATCTCTATTATAAGTTAAGGAAAATGCAAAATCTGGATAAAGTGCAGATTCAATTCCTATTTTATGCAATTTACTCTGGGACTCTAGATCTCTAACAATTATTGTTTTGAAGTTGTCAAATAGGGATTTGTCGAACTCTTTAGAGATAGTTACAGACATGATGTGCTTCGGTTTATCTATAGAAGCAAATCTTTTTAGTAGATCTTCAGTCAAAACATCACCGCCGCCAATGATGTAGGCTGAAGCGTCGTTTATTGGAGTCGTTGAAAACACAAAGTTGCGATTTGGGAACACCTTCCTAAAGGCTTCTTTGTAACTTTCATCTCCGCAGTTTTTCTTATTGTACCAGCCAACGACGTTTATGCAATCGCTAGCCACGTTATTTTTCGGAAGCTGCTCTTGATATTGCATTCGATTATAAATCCATGAGGTACTGTCTTAACGTCAAACCAGTCTTGATGCGCACCGCATACTGGCGTACCACAGCTTCCATCAAAGCTAACAAAGACTTTTTTAGGGGTCCATCCAGTCTTAATGGCAATATGAGGGACCGCAGAAGAGACGATTAATGTTCCAGACTCACTACATCCGAACAATAGTTTTACACAAAAGTTAAGTAATTCAAGCATATTATCCCCTCCCTTCTTGTTATCTCGATAGTTGAATTTCAAGAAGTCAAGTAAAAATCCTATGCCCAATTAGTAATAAAGGTAATTGGTAAAATAAACAGTATTTTCCCCGTATGTCAAAAAATCCAATTCCAACTCTCAGAGTAAAAATTGCAGATACTCCCGAGGCTCAAGCGCAGGGTCTTATGTTTGTTAGAAACATGCCTAGCGATGCGGGAATGCTGTTTGTGTTCGGTAGAACTCAAAATCTTAGTTTCTGGGGTGAAAATACACTAATCCCACTTGATATTGCTTTTGCTGATTCTAATGGAGTAATCGTAAAGATTGATAGGATTGCTCCGTTATCAAGAAAATCTGTTTCAAGCGAAAAGCCATGCAAGTATGCGGTTGAAGCTAATGTTGGTTATTTTGAATCTAATCATGTAAAGATTGGAGACATCATAACTATCAATAAAGAGCGAGGCGCTGCTGTTATTGCTTTTTCGCGCAAAAGTAAACTCAAAACATCTCAAATACTACCTGATGATATTGCAGATCGTTTTAGTAATCTTGGTGATTATTATGATTACTACGATAGTCAGCAGCAGCAACAGCAGCAAGGTAATCAGTTAGTTGAGGACTCAAATCTTCCAGTTCTTAGTCCAGAAGACTTGGGACAATATATGGAAGATTCTATTGAAGATCAACAAGACATGCAACAAGAAGATGGTTTGCCTCAAGAAGAGCCGCCTTCTCCTGAAGAATTAATGGAAAAGCCTGTTGAGGAGTTAGAACAAGAAATCCCAACATTCACGAATATATCCGATGCTTTTGATTGGGGACAACAGAATAAGCAAGTCTTGAAGATATCATATCAAACAAAACCTAAGACCAAGGGAACAAGGATGTTTGGTAATAGATTGATAACAAGATATGTTGAACCTCATGGAAAGTTTACTTCAAGTCCCGAAAACGAGCCTTCTCATGAAATACTTGTAACTTTTGATGAGACGGTGGGAGGAATTAGAGCATTTCGTATGCAAAATGTAAGAGAGTTTTCTTTTATTGGCAGGCAGTTTAAGCCAAAGTTTATAGTCCGATAAGGAGCCGTTTCGCATGGAAAATACAATAAAACTGCTCGCTACTATTGCAGAAGAGTTGGACAATCAAGGATTGTCTAGCGCTGCTGATAGAGTTGATGCAGTTGCTAACAAGGTACTAGACATTAAAACCGCTCAGTACGTCGGTATCCAAGGATACTGGATTCGCAATTCTCGTTGTTGGTCAAATTGCTATCGTAAGAAGAGAACCGAATCTCCAACGAAAGCCGCCCAACAAGTTTGGACCGAATGCCACGAAGAATATGTTGATTCAATCAATGATGATAATGCAACATGGAATAAGTATGCAGAAGGCGATAGCCTAGTAAAAACAGCCTCTGTTGAGCTAAAGAAAGAATTTGCTAACAGCGATGCAAAACTTGTTGCTTCTATAAAGACAAAGATTGCGGCTGGCTACGATCATGGAACGGCTGTTTTTTCTTCAATCGAAGAAAACTCTAACTCAAGTTATGACGGTCTGATAGCTTCTAGTAATGAAATTCTAGATATTGCAACAGACCTTATTGCAACCCCAGACATAGCTATAAAGCTTGCTGAGGCCGCAGAAACGCTTGTAAAAGAAGCGGGTCCAATGGACTTTTTCAAGGGTCTTGGACAAGGCGTAAAGAACTGGGCAGGCGAGCAAAGCTTTATTGGTCAGCTTTCGGGAATGAAAGCCCAAATTAGTAGAACTGTAGCAAACTTTGACCAAAGCTGGAACGCTTGTTCTCAGGCTCTTGCAACAGTTAAGCAACTATTTGCTACAACTCAGCAAACTCTACAGCAAGTTCAGCAAAATCCTCAGTCTACGCCAAAACAAAAGCAATACGCAGCTTCTGCATTGCAAGCTATAGGTGTTGTTAATAACACTAATCCTACAGACATGAAGGCGTTTAGACAGTCTTTGCCTAAAGCAATTGAGGCTTTGGATGGAGTTCTAAGAGGTAATATGAATGCTCCAACGCAAGCTCCTCAAGCTGCTCCAACCCCAACAGCAACGGCTCCAAGTGCTCCTCCAACAGCAACGGCTCCTTCGGCTACGCCGCCACCATTACCAGGCACGCCGCCTCCTCTTCCAAGTTCAGCAACATCACCTAGCGCAGCTTCGCCTACTCCGTCGCCAGCAGCTACCCCAGCAACGCCAACCCCTCCAACAAGTCCAGCAGCAAAGCCAACAAATAGATCAAGAGTAGTTGTTCCTCCAGGCCTTGTAAATAAGCAACTCCAAGTTCTATTCCCATCTACGCTAGAGTCTGTATACCGACATTTGCGATCAAACCCAACCGTTGCGTCTACGAAAGAAAGTTATTTCAAACTTGCCGCCGCAGATCCATTGAGTGGAATTGGCGAGACAATGAATCCTTTGGATATGGCAATCCCAGGCATGGGTTCAGCAGATCCAAAGATTACGCCTCTTAGTACAGAAAAGGTTGTTCAGAAGACGCTTAGAAAGCTTTCTCCTGAAACAATTGAGTTTTTGAAAGGTCTTGACGAAGAACAGTTTGGAAATCTATTAGATTATTATAAGCGTAAGCACGGATTGACTAATGGATCGTCGGGTGGATAATAAGAAGGAATTTTCAAGCAAAAACGGAAACATAGTCGTAAGGCGAGATGCCTCTAGACTTTAAGGAGTGTATTGATATGAAGTTTTATACAAACAAGATTTCGACTGGCAAATCTGTTGGTTTCAACGATTTCATCGAAAAACTAGCAAAGAGCAATGCCGTAACAAAGACAGCATCAACCGCTGCCCCTGTTACAAAAGAAGCAAATGCGGCTAATTTTGGCGACAAGAAAGCGCCACCATTTGGTAAGGCCAAGGAAGAAAAAGAAGCAAAAGAAGTTAAGCCAGAAGGTCATGACTCTTCTGACGAAGATTGCGATGCTTGCGCTTCTTCTGAAGAGAAAGAAGTAAAGATTGCTAAGGACGACAAGAAGAAGAACAAAGACGGCGAAATGCACGTTAAGAAGCAAGAAATGGACCCTGTTGGCGGAACCAATACTGGTAAGCCAGAAGGCGAGAAGAAGGAAGCTGGTAAGAAGGTAGATCCAAAGGCTGCAAAGCCAGGTGTTGCAAAGGCTGCTCCTGCTAAGAAGGCTTCTAATGACGAAGTTCCACCTGAGAATAAGGGCAGAACTCACGGTCCAGACGAATGCTGCGGCGCTCCGTCTTCTAAGGGCGACGACGGTTCTGAAGGCGAAAAGAAGAAGTCTGAATCTTCCGAAAAGAAAGAAACAGAAGCGTTTTCTAAGATCAAGTTCACAAAGCTCTCTAACCTAGACTCAAAGACCAAGAATGAATGGAAGACATATTTCAAGGGTCTATACCCAGCAGAATATGTCAATGCAATGTTCGCTGACAAGTAAGTTTTGTTAAAAGCTCTTTTGATCTTGAACTTGCATTAGGAGTATGAAATGGCAATTGTTCCAAGTGGAAATCGTAAGTTTATGAAATTGCAGCAAGCTGCTAATCCTTCAGGCGCAAGCCCTATGAAGAGAAATACCGTTGAGCAAGAAGACATTCCTGCTGAGGGTGCTGGCGGTCAAAACTCGCAAAACTCATATAATCCATTTGGAAACCTGCAAAATACACTCCAACAGCAGAAAGATAGTCCATCCGCTGCTCCTCAAGTTCCTGGTCAAGAAGATCTTAATAATGCTGTAGAAGGTAATGACATTGCGGGTAAGATTGGTCCTGAGGGAGCAGAAGCTCCTCAAGAAGAAAAGACAGACAGTGCGCAAGTTGGAAACGACTTCCGCGCTGCTTATTATCAAACGATGGAGAAACTTGGCGTTCCTCCTCGTTTGTTCAAGCATCCTCAACATGCTGATAAGTTCTTCCATATTGACGAAGAAGTTATTGGTAGAGGCGAGGCAAAAGGCTTCTTTGTATTGCCAAGCAAGACTCAGCAAAAGGGAATATCTAAAGAAGAAGCTTGGAATATAGCAAAGCAAATTGGTTCTCGTTTCGGTGTAACCAAGATGAATTTTAGCTATGCTCCAGGCGATAACTATAAGTTTACGTTCCAAGTTCTTGTTCAAGATAATAGCGAAATGTCTGGAACATCGCTTGATACTCTTATATCAGGCGGCAAGGGCGGGGCTGGCGGTGGTATGCCTGCGGCTAAGGCAGCATATACAAAGAATTCTATCATTAAAGAAAGCAAAACAGATATTATCAATGCTTTGATAAAGGCTGGCTTTGGAGAAAACAATGTCTCGTAAAAACTCTAATAACTCAGATCTTGTCAACTCTTTGCTCAGTGCTAACACTGATGGTAAGAAAAACTACCGTCAAGAACTAGCTAATCGTGAGCCAGAAATGAAGAAGGCTCAGCAAGTCAAGAAAGATCGTTCTTGGGCTGTTGAGTCTGGTAGCGAACCAACCGAGTTCAATAATCCTATTGCTCGTAGCGGTAGTAGCGTTCGTCCTGCTCGTTGCGCCTCAGAAGGCGGAATTACAGACATGGGCGGTCCTACAAAGCAAGTAAATGTTACGGGAAAGAACTCTATTTGGGATAGCGAGGTTCTTACTCGCCTAGCTAGCACCCCATCTTCTAAAGAAAGAGTTGAAGAAGAAAAGCAATCGTCTTCTCGTTTGCGCGAGCTAAAGCAGGCAGAATATAAGCAGAGCATTGGTCCTCGTCTTGGAGACAATGAAACCGTTTCTACAGAAAGAGGCAACTCTGTTACAAGCGCCCCTGTTCAGTTTAGTCGCAATAACTGGGTTCCTGCCCATAAGCACAGTATATTTGACACGAATGATAACTTCGATCGTTTGACCGCATTGAACGAAAGAGTCAATCCAACGGTTCCAAAAGAAGAAAAAACCGTTCACGCTTCTGTTCCTTCCAAGAGTCTGTCTTCAAAGGAAATATCAGCGAAGTTTGTCGATGGAATAAGTAATCAAGAAAAGAACTCGTCATACAAGAGCGTTCATAATGACGCTGTTGATCGACTATACAAGATCTTGCAAGATAGAAACTCTAAGGAGTGAGCATGCCACAACCGTTCGGCCCATCTAGCGCTAAGGGACTTGATCAACTTGCTATAGAACAAGCAGGTCAGGTCAATAATCAACTTAGTCAAATCCGCCCAGTTGTTGATCCTACTAAACCAAAGGGACAGCAAAGAGCTATGCTCACGAATTTGCAACAGCAGTTCGACCAAACGGGACAAATATTGGATGATGATCAACAAGACGTAACTCATATGATGCAAGACGTAGAGCAATCTGGACAGATGGCTCAGTCTAATGGAGTTTTGGCTTCTTCGTATTTTAGTTTGAAGACGTTTGCTCAACTTGACGGCGGTTCTGCTATGGGTTTGGCGGCTGCGCCTCCTGAGCAAACATTGCCTCAAGAATCTCAGCAACAACCTCAAGATCAACAACTTTCGTTTGGCTCTGATACAGAACTCAAAGAATGGTTGACTGCGAATATGTCTAATCATGACGCTATTAATCAGTTCCTTAGCTCGATTCCATCCGATTCCGAGTTTCAAGGAGATACAGGGAATATGGGTAACGTACAACAGTTTGTAAAAGACTCTATTCAGAGATTTACTCAGCCTGACACTGACGAAGCTCAGCGTTCGATTCTTGCTGCTCAAATCTTTGAGAAAATGAACGGACAAAGCAAAGAAAATGAGATTCCTGCTCAGTATACTCAAGCTTCTATTGAGTCTATAGATAAAATCATTAGTAATGCAGAGAAAATCATTCAGCAGTTCGCAAGAAAAGCAGCTTCTCAAGCTACCGTAAAAACTGCTTCATCTTTCAATCTAAAGAAAGAAGCTCAGTTTAGAAGAGGAACCGAGTTTCTAAACTTTGGTCCTGAAAGTACGAGAGTTCTTCCAGGCGGCAAAGACGGATATCTTGCGTCTGATTGGCACGTTAGAGAGCGTAATAAAGCTCATGATTTCAATTTCGATGATAACTACTTTGTCGATTTTGATACTTTCTGGCGCGGCAATATAATGGACAAGTACAGTCAGCCTTATCGCAACGCTAAGGGAGAATGGGTTGGCGGATATCTTAATAAGAGATTCGAAACCGATCATAATATTCCTGAAGGGAATAATCATCAGCTTCTTCCTGGGCAGCGTCGTCGCCCTATCCTTCCAGAGTTTGGTTCGACAGAATCTCGTTTAGAAGCGTCTCGTAAAGAGATGGCAAAAGATCGAGGTTATAGTCCTACCGATGATAAGGGATCTCCTTATAACTGGAAAGAAGCGACTGTAAAAAAAAAGTGATAGCACAGGGTATTGATAGTATACCCTCAATCGAAAAAGTTAAGCCATTGGCAATGGAGAAGGTCTGTCCCGCATGCGGAAAAGATCTCCCACCAACGGCTGTAACTTGCGATAATACAAGTTGCCCAAACCCATCAGCGGTTGCAACAATGTCTTCTAGACCTAAGCCTAGAACTCCTGATCAAAAGGGAAGCGGCGGAGCTAGAATACAGCAACATGAAACAATAGTTAACAATAGGCCTGTAAGTAGAATGTATGTTCCAGGCACGCCTATCGCTGCGCAGTCAACGTTACCTATGTCTAAGGTTCCGACTACTGCTCCTTCGCAGCCAGTGGCTCCTGCGGTTAATCCGATTAAAAAGAAGAGACAAATGATTTCTGACGACGATGTGCAAGTTGTTGACCATCAACACCTTTCTAATATTGAACACTCAGCAGATCATTTGGGTCTATAATAGAAAAGAGTAAGATATGGCCGACAAAAACAAGCCAACGAAATTAAATTTACCTAGCAAGCTAGCTTCTGATAAGATAGCAGGAATGAAGGGACAAGTAGTAAAAGAAGGCAACCCATACGCTAAAACAGGAGCCGAACAAGGTTCATATATAGGATACAGTCCTTCTTCTCATGTCCGTTTTGCAATTACAAAAACAGCGCAGTTTTCAGGATCTGGCGCAAACTCGATCATGGCTCAACCCATGTTCTTTTCGCCGCTTCATACCCCTCAAAACTGGCAAATCGCAAGTAAAAGAAAAGAAGTTTACCAATGGGCAAGACATTATTACGAGAATGAACCCAAGGTAGGCGCTGGAATTGACTTTTATTCGCAGTTTCCAATCAACGGTTTCAAACTCAAATGTCGTAAGAAAAGTGTTCTTCGTTTTTATGAAAGACTAGTTGAGCGTATTGATCTTATGTATTGGCTTAGAATGATAAGCCATCAACGTTTCTTGCTTGGAGACGTTTTTGTTCATACTGATATTGAATGTCCTCATTGCGAGGGTAGAGGCGTTGATCCAGAAACAGGAGAGAGATGTCCTCACCCTGATGGTACTATCGCTAGAATGATGGTTCTTAATCCAGACTGGATTGAGGTTATGAAGACCCCAATTTCTAGCGAACCTCAAATCGTTCTATTGCCAGACGAGGAAATCCAAAAGATCATCCAAACAAAACAACCAAAGTTTTTGTATGATCAGATCCCAGACGAAATCAAGGCGCAACTTCTAGCAAAGAAACCGATTCTTTTGTCCAATACGGTAACAAGCCATCTCAAGCATGGCGGAGTTCCTTATGGCACGTATGGCGAATCGCTACTTAGAAGATTGTTTACGTCTTTGGCCTACAAAACAAAACTCATGACTGCTAACTGGATTGTTGCAGAAAGACTAATCCTTCCTGTTAGAGTTGTTAAAATAGGTTCCGACGACAGACCTGCTGACGAGGATGCAATCAATGACGCAGCATCGCAGCTAGCGGCTGTTGCTAACGATCCAAACCTTACTATCGTAACTCATAATAATTTTGATTATGAATGGTATGGTTCTAGCGGTAAGATTCATAACATAAATCAAGAGCTAGAATATGTCGGTAAGGAAATCCTAGACGGTTTGATGCTCAACCAAACGCTGCTTAATGGCGAAATGGCTGGCTATAACTCAGCCCAAGTAGGCGTTGAGGTTATGATTCGTCGTATTGAATCATGGCGAAATGAGCTTGCTCAATGGATTGAGAAGCATGTCTTCTTACCTGTTGCAAAGATGCAAGGATTCATTGACGAGGAAGAATCTAAGGAATTTGGAGAAACAGTTTATCTGTATCCCGAAGTTGAATGGAATGACCTTGGACTTCGAGACAATACCAATACTCTGCAAATGATGCTTCAGATGCAGCAGAGCGGTCTAATATCTGCTCAGACTTTGTTAGAAGAATTTGATCTTGACTATGATCTAGAAACAGAAAGGATCAGAGAAGAACAAGTTCAAGCTATGCAAAATGGTCAACTTATGCAAGGCGCAGGCGGAGGCATGGGTGGCGGTGGAGGTATGCCCCCAGGCGGAGGTGGTGGCGGCGGAATGGGAGGAGCGCCAGGCGGTGGTATGCCAGGCATGGACGGGGGAATGGGAGGCGCAGGCGGTATGCCAGGCGCAGGCGGTATGGATATGGGAATGGGCGGAGCAGGAGGCACTCCAATGGGCGGCGGCGCGGCTGGCGGAGCGCCAATGGGAGCAGCAGCGGCGGGCGGAGAGCAGAAGATATATAGAAAAGGCAAAGCTCCTAAAGAAGATAAGGACGCAATGCAGCCTGTCAAGCCAACGACTATTCAGCTAACCAAGCCAGAATCAAGAATGTATCGGGCTCTTATGGCAATGAAACTTCCATTCCAACCATATGCTCAATTCAAGCAACCTGTTCCTAATGAATCTAACTTCTATCTTATGGATTTTGCTTTCCCTGAGCTTGGAGTTGATATCGAGGTAGACGGAGAGAAGTGGCATTCGTCTGTTGAAGATAAGCAAAAAGACAAACAGAGAGACATGACGTTGGCAGGATTGGGTTGGAGAGTTATGAGATTTACCGAGTATGCCATTAGTGAAAATATGGATAAGATACAGCAAGTTATCTTGAAAGAAGTAACTGAGGCAGCAAAAGAAAAGAAAGCGCTCAATAAGAAGGCCCAAGCGGGAGAAACTGCGAAGTATAAGACTGCATCCTTTAGTCCGTTTGATGGGTGCGAAGTAACTAAGGGAATCTTTATCGTAGAAGATGGAGTCAAAGAAGGATGAGCGACTTGGTTTACAACCTAAATAAGCAAGCAGGTCGTAAGAAAATTAAGGACCGTGGTATAAAGTGGGAAGAACAATACCGAGAAAGATCTTTACCTCAAAAAGAAAAGTTTGACGCAGAGATTGGACCAGGAGCTTATTATCGTTGGGAAGGGCATGATTATACAAGTAATTCAATATACTACATTGTAGTTGGACCTTCTATACAACACAACGTAGGTAAGATGTTTTTTGCTGGAATCAAGAAGATACCGCTAGAGGAGTTTACGAAAGATCCAGATACAAAGACGTACAGCCCTTACGGAGAGTATTTTCCGTCGATTAAGGGAGCTTTGATTTATGCGAGCCAGAGATGGGGAAGTCCTATTCCTAAAGGACAGCCAAACTATAACAAAGACTCTTTAGCAAATGCAGATATTCCAGAACACGTTAAGGCATAAGGCATAAGGCATGAATAACCAAGTAAGAAACCTCATTCAAAACCTACTCAAGACCGCAGACATGCCAAATCTGCCAGGTCAGGGTCATGTCAATCAAAGAGATCTTCATTGGATTCGTTTTGATAGAAACAGTCTAACGCAGAATCTATCGACGTTGCCTAATCCTGTTAAGACTGCTCTATCTAAGAAGCTTGACGAATTCAATAGAGAGTTTGCTCAGTTTCCAGCAGGGCAGAAGTCAAAATACTCAGGCATGCTTTGGGTATTGTATGCTGACGATCGTTCTATAACGGACGACGTTCTTAATGGCCTTGCTAAAGAAGGCGGAGAGATAGGTAGAAGATTGATGGAGACTGCTCAGTTTGCCCAAAAGAATGCTCTTCAGTTGCCTTCTATGGGAGCAAGCGGTCAGACAAGAGGAAGACAAGTTGACAAAGGTATAGGCTCAGATTATTGGCTTTCTATGTTTGGTTATGCCTATCAAGGTTTGCCAGGCTATAATGTTTTGCGCAAAAAGAATGATATTCCAAGAAAAGTAGTTCCGAACGCAGGCAACAGAGAAAGCAAATACCCAAATGGCCCTCTAGCTATTTCTCAATGGGGAAATGGATTTAGACTAGTCGTTTCTACCCAAAACGGAGAAGTTCCTGCATATGAGGGGCAGAGCGTTATAAACTTTGCTAAGTTCTTCAAGGGCGAAAATCTCTTTGTAAATAAGAGCGTTGTATATGTTCCTCCGTCTGGACAGAATCAAATCGTTCCTGACCATCTAGCCGAATCTTCCCAACCAAATATGGAAGGGCCAATATTCCAGATTGCTAATCAGCAAGCAGCGATGATGATTAAGGAAAATGAAGCCCAAAGAAAGTTTATTTGGGGTGTGTTTATTGACGACGACGGAGTTTTCTTCTTGCAGCAAAGATTGACATTTGGCGGAGGTAGAGGCGGCACTAAGCTAACAGGCGAGCGTCGTCCTATGACTCAAGAACAAGTCGAATCTATTGTCAATCAAGATAGAATGAATGTTAATCATATTGTCTTCCCTCAGCAAAGCGACTTTTCAGAAGAAGAACTTTCTGCAAATGATATTGTTACGGGAACAAAGTTTGTTTATATTATGGACGACGAAACAAAAAATCGTATTCGTAATCCAGATTCTAAGAATCAACTTGAATGGGCTGTATCTGCTCCTGCTTTGAGTAAGCTTAAAACTTTCTTAGAAGTAAGAAATATGGAAGCGGAGAAAGATACGCATACAGCATTCGAGGGTTTCCTCTTGTATATGGTTGGTCCTAATTTTGCTAAGGCAAAGAATCTAGGAGAAGGAAAGGCGAACAGCCGTCCTCTTACAACAGATCCAAAATATGTATCTGTTCAACAGCCAAATAACGAAAGTGGAGAGCTAGTTTCCGATAGAAATATAACTTGGGTTGTTCTTGCTAATAGAATTAGCGAACAACGAAGACTAGCAAATGATCGTAATACATATCTAGATTTGTGGCAAAAAGTATACGAAACAGATGACTTACAAGAAGCTCTTGATGTAATGGTTCAAAAGGCAGCGTCAAATGGCGGTAGTATACCAAGAATTAGTTCTAGAGCAGGCAGCGTACCTCCTGCCTCTCATGCCTTGGAGCAAGCTAGAGAAATGCCTGCTCAACAAAAGTTTGAACCAATTAATAAGCAACTTCCTCAACAGCAACCAAATCAGCAAGCTCTTCCTCAGCCCGCACCAACTGAACCCGATTTGTCTAGCATGGCGAAGAGTTTGATTAGGAGACTGAATACTCATGTTTGAAAAACGAGCAAAGACAGAATATCAAATGCCAATAACGGCTTTGAATATGCCAAAAACTGGCGTATGGTCATTGTTTAATACGTCCAAGATCAAGGTTGCTTCTATTGATAAAACAAAGAAGACCGATCTTGGTGGTTTTGATCTTGAAGCCGCTATCGAGAAGAATCCTGACAATCTATTCGTCAAGGTTTTTGCTATCAAAGCAAACGAAGTTAATGATAATGGCGACTGCTTTTCTGAGAAAGAACTAGAAAGAGCCGCAAGCACTTTTGTTGGCGTTCCAGTTTTTGTTAATCACCAAAATGACAATGTAGAAAATGCAAGAGGTAAGGTTGTTCACTCTTGGTATGACGAATCTGAAAAGGGTATTTATTGTATCAACATGGTTGATCGTAATGCCTATCCTCGTCTTGCAAGAGGTATTGAAGAAGGCTATATTACTGGTACTTCGATGGGCGCTCAAGTAGAGCATTCAGTTTGCTCTATCTGCCATAACAAAGCTCATACAGCCGACGAGTTCTGTACTCATATAAAGAATGGCAAAAACCGCAAAATAAGCGGAAAATATGCTTGTAAGTTCCATGACAGTCCAGGTAAGCCTGACTGCGATTGCCCTGTATGCGGAACGAAAAAGGGCGAATCTAATTCTTTGACGCACAAAGAAGCTAAAGTCTATGAATGGAACTATGGAATTAAGTTCATAGAAGATAGTTTTGTTGTAAATCCAGCATGTCACTCATGCTTGGTATGCGATGTTTTGAACATCGACGCAGCAAGAGAGATGGTTGCAAGTAAAACTGAGCAGCTAAGAAAAGTTGCATTTGCTCTTAAGTCCACAGTTTCTCAGATGGGCGAAGGCCTTGAGAAGACTGCTGGTCAGACAGAGCTAATGGCTCTGACTCAAGCTATGAATCTTATGGAGCATGTCGCTCGTTCTATGATGGCTCAAAAGCAGCAAGTTCAGCTTGATTATGTAAGCGATCTTGTAGAGCAACTTGCCAAAGTTCAATCTTTGACCGACGAACTTGTTGAGATGGGTTATGCTCAGTTGCCAAGCCCAACGGAACATCAAATTGCTCTAGGAAGCATGCTTGGAACGAATCCTTTAGAGGGTCAATCTCAGCAAGTTATGAATCCTCAGCAGATGGGTCAGCAGCCTCAACAAGCTATGCCTTCGGCCCCTCCACAACAGTCGGGATCTCCCGCTTCTTCTAGTTTGGGAGAAATCGGAAGTATTACAAGACCGACTTTTACGGGAGCTTCTCAAGAATTAAAGAAGGATTTTACGAAGCAAGCAGAGAATATGAGCAGTAAACTACAAGACATGAACTCTGCGCTGCATAGTTCGATTGATTTGCTCGATAGAAGGAGACTTGAAGTGGCTAAGTTTGCGCACGAATATGCTAACGGTAATCTTAAAGTTACTATCGCGTCCGAAGAAAGCGGCGAAATTCATGTTGGTAAGTGGAGACAAGATAAGCTTGTCAGTTGGGCAAGTATTGACGAGTTTGGCGATGAGATAAAGGGGCTTATGCAAACAAATCCTCAAGAAGCCGCCAAAGCTATCTTAGATCAATTTAACAAGGAATCAGGAGTTAATATGTCTACAAATACAAAAGTAGCGTCTGGAAATGCGTCTCAGCAAGAAGTTACTACTCAAAAGCAGTTGGACAATGCTGGTCCGCTTCATCCAAGAGAGAACAAGGCTCCTGAAGTAATCCTTCAAGCTCAGTTGTCTGGTGAAGGTACTGTTGTTAATGACACTACCTCCGAAGATAATCAGCAACATAAGAATGATATCCGAGAAACAGTAACTCAAGCTCAGTTGGCTGATTTCAAGGGTAGCACTCTACTTCGTTGGGACGAATACCCAGAAGTTATTACTCAGGCTCAATGGGACGAAATGAGTCGCAGAGTAAGCGGAATGCTTCCTGACGATTACACTTCACAAACAACTCAAGCTCAGCTTATCTCCTTGAGAGATAATCATAAGTGGACAGACCCAGAGGTTGTTACTCAGAAGCAACTTGATGATCAGAAGAAGGTTTCTCCAGAAGGAGCAAGCGATTCTGCACGTTGGGCATCTTCTGCTAAGAATCTTGTTAAGTCTGCTTCTGCTGCAATCGCAGACGCTATTGCAAATTACAACCTAACTCCTCAAGAGATTGTTAGCGCTGTACGTTTTGTAACAGCTTCTCCTCAGGCAATGATTAAGGCTTCTTATCTAACTCTTCTAAATGCTATTCCAAGCAAGATTGAAGCAAGAACCGCAGAGCGTAAGCGCCGCGATTACTTTGCTAAGTCTGCTTCTGTTGCTGATTTCAAGCCAGTTGACGGCCTTTTGGCTTCCTTGGCTGATAACATTGGTTATCTAAAGGCAGAAGATTATCTAGACGCAGTTCGATTTGTTGTTGCGGACAAGAAGGCCTTTGCTTCAGCAGAATCTGTTGCTCAGACAAAACTTGCTTCTCGTAATAACGTCAAGCATGTCGTTGTTGATAAGGATGAAATGTTCCGTCAGGCGTTTGCAGAACTTGATCGTCCAGAAGACGGTCTATACAAGATCTGCGGAACGTTGTCTGAAGACGTAAAGATTGACCCAGCAAACAAGACCGAGTTTATGAATGGTTTGATGTCTTTTGCTAAGCAACACATCAGCGTTCCTTTCATTATTGCAAATGTAAATCTTGATAAGGAAGCTGGCGTATTTGAAGTTGAATGCAAGGAAGACAGAGTTTGCTCTGACGACGAGAAAAAGGCATTTGCTTCTGCAATGACTTCTAACTTCAAGACAGCTAACGAACAACCAAAGATTGAAAAGACTGCTCGTTCTTCTAAGAGAGAGCAGATTATCAAAGAAGCCCAAATGATGGGCGGACAAATGGGTGGCGGAATGGGCGGCGGCGGTCCTCAGGGTGGCATGGGCGGAACTATGGGCGGCGCAGATCCAGCAGCAGGCGCAGGCGGAATGCCTCCTACAGAGAACATTGGCGGACAGCCTCCTGTTCCTGGCATGGAAGAAGACCCAATGGGCGATAGCGAAGATCTACAACCAAAACCACCTGGTACTATATGTCCAGTTTGCGGATCTTCTGATTGCGACGTTCTTGACGGAAAGAGCAAGTGTAACAACTGCTCGGCTGAATGGAACATTAAGGTTGACCTAGAAATAACTAAGTATCCTGGCATGCTCGATAAGGGCGGCGAGGAAGCTGGAATGGAAGGCGACGACG